TGGCTAGACTAGAAACCGTATATAAACTCACACTTAGCAGTGAGAGCTTCGATTATAATTAATCTATGTTACTTAGTCGAACGCAAGTTCGCGGTCAGTTCCGGTCTCCATCCAAACTTTGACCATCTCCGCGTCGTTCATCATTTCGCGCCACACGTCGATAGTGATGCCTTGAGTGTCTAAGAAGAAATCAAGTGCGATCATATCGCAAGCAGCAGCGAAAGTACGCTGAGTCAGCTTCGCACGTAGTTTCATGCTATCCTCGATCGACAGATTGTCGGCGCCGGTAGAACGAGCGATAATAGCCTCGTGTACTTCATTCCTGAACGCAGGTGACAATTTTTGAGCAAGTTGTAGCAGCGAACGCGCGATGCGGCGCTTCATCAAACTGAAAAACTCGGAACCAGGAGCACTTTGTTCGCGCCATCCCTGGGCCAACACTGCGCCTACCTCTCCCAGAGTGTCGTCATCATTAGTGTACGTCTTTTGCATCGCTTGTAACATATAGTTTGCAGCGGTGTAAGCAGACGCATAACCGTAAATGACGGACTCGTTGAAGTGAGGCAGAACGAGCGAGGTTAGCTCGCGACTGCGCATTGAAGCGAAGCTAGCCGGTTTGAATGAACCTTGCATAACCACGCCGTTCACCTCAACGCGGAATGCGTAGCGCTTGCTTACGCTGCGCAAGATGTTCTCGTCGAACGCAACTACAGCCGTGTTAAACGCGGCAGGTCCTAAGACCTGAGGTTTGACCGGCACGAGATCAAGAGGAGAGAAAGCGCTGTAAGCAAGAATAGCTTCAACAGGATCGCTTGTGATAATCTCGCTACGGAGGTGTGAACCAGACAACACGTCAAGAGCTAACTCCTGAGTTTTAACAGAGAACCACCATTTTGCCTCCCAAGCGTCGTTTTCCTTACCCGCTTCGGCGGCTTTCACCGTGTAGTCAGTTAACTCTACGCCCTTGGTGCTTGCATTAACGTATAAACGATCGCTCATCATACAAGCGGCAGTTACAATGTCAATACCCGCGCCCCACATATCGCAAATGTATAACGCACGTGAACCTTCCCAACCTGCCTCTACTGCGTCCGTGAGCAAGTTGCTAATCAACGTAGCGCCATCGGCTGTATTAAAGTCGGCCGATCCGTAGGCTGATTGGATTGCGTCAGCAATACGATCGCGTGTTGCGTGGATGTAGTAAGAACCCGCCATCACGTCGTCCTCGAGAGCAAAAACTGCCTGTGCGGTAGGCTGAACTTTAGCATTGCGATACAATACAGCTGACACCGGTTTGCCTTTAACGTCACGGATTTTGTTCAAACCGTAGGTGCGCAGAACTTCAGCCTTAGAGACCCATGCGTAGCGTTCTGACGACTTCAACGCAGCTAGGATCGTCGGCGCCCATTGGTTCAATTTCCATCCTTCGCTAGACGGCGCGACGTTAGTACGTGGAGGAATCTCCAACGCAGCACGGATGAACACCATATTCTGGGCTAATTCCGTGACCACGCTGTGATTTCTCCAATCAGAAGACACGTTACCCGTCAGGGATCCATCAGACAACGTTGGGTCAAGGTGTGCACGCACGCCTTTGACGATGTCATCAATAATGCTCGACAGATCGTGGTATTCGTAAAGGGCGATACCGATAGGACGCAACGCTTCGGCAAGCATTTCGGCGAGCACGCTTACAGTGTAACGGCCTTCTCTGTCAACGGACGACGATTTCGCAGACTTAACGGCCTGTGTTACCTGATACATTGCTACATCGTGTTGAATAGCAGCCGCGGTAACGCGCTTCATAGGATAGCGCACATGACGTGAGTACTTGATATTCTTAGATACGAGACCAAGATCTAACAACGTCGGTAACACCAATTCCATGATTACACCAGCTTCAACAGCGTCGAAGTCAGCCATTAAAACTTCATGGATATCTGACTTGTCCAACAGCCCTTCGTTAGGACGAATAGTGCGTGATGACTTAGAGATCCCAGGCAATAACTTCTTAAATGTGGTCGCGAACTTACGACGCGCAAAGAAGTCGGCTACATTGCGACGAATAGTCTCGTCGGTTAAGGCTTCCGTGATAAAACGGAGATTGGGTTCAAGACCCCATACGCCTACAGTCGTTGACAGGCCTTCCCAGCGGTCGACTAGGTCAGAATGAACCGTGATGGCGATGCGATGCTCAGAGTCAGGAACGAAGTTGCCAATGCTACGACCTGACGCACGTGCGTATGCGGCTGTACCACTGAAACCTTTCATGCTGTCGAGCTCCAACTCAGTAGCTTGGTTAACTGTAGATTCACCTTTAGGGTTAGTACCTTGTTTTCTTGCCATTTTGATTTCCTTTGTTTTCTAATTAATTGATTGATGATCGAGAACTATTCTTGATCACCCAGTAACATTGAACGTCTTAATGAAGTAGCGCGGTCGTTCGCGTTTACGACACTAATTAGCGGTTTAGACGCTAGCGTCTCCTCTGCCTTACCGACGTTCACGCTGGCTACGATGGTTGCTGCCTCATCTTTGTTGAATGCCATATCGATCGAACCGCTCTGCCTTGCTAAGCCCTCACCTGTACGTACGCTATACTCCCAGGCGTTAGCTTTCTTCACCATAGCCATGGTGGCGTTTGATTCGGAACTCGCGAGCAGCATCTCGATGATCTCCGGGTCATCCACCGACGGGTTGATCGGAATATAGATAGTAGCACCAACCGTACACGCCGCCGCTGACCATGATGAGATCAACGTGAGCACGTCACGTGACAAGCCTGACTTCATTAAGTTGCCGCCCGAGGCGAGCAAGTCTTTAATAGAGTCGAGTACAATGTCGCCGCCACTAAGGAGAGCTTCTGCTAACGCCTTAGCGATGGTGTCTTCGTTAGAGGTGTAACCTACTAGAGGTTCCCCTACGCGAATGAGGCTGTACTCTTCGACGCCGTAAGACGCTAAGGCGTGGGCCAATGGCGTTTTACCCGCGCCGCCCAACGCAACAATGGCGCACACGCCACAAGGCACGTTCAAGTTGCCGATGCGTTTGTTTGAAGGTACTGAGCCGACTACTAAGTTGGGCGAGTCGGAAATCGCCGCGTTAAAGCCGGGTTCGTGATCCTTGTCTACGGACGCAGTTCCGTCCGCAGTAATGGATGCGATCGACTTTCCATACTGCACTGAGAGCACGCGGTCGGTGGGAGACAGGTCCGCCACGACATCTGCGAACCACTTACGCTGTAAGCCAGGTGCAGAGTTAACTGCACGCATAGCCGCGACGTGAGCCGCTCGTGTCGACACGCGCTCGATAGATCTTGCTGATTTAGTCATACATTAGTCCTTTATAATATTTAGTGAGAAAACGTTCGACGACTTCTTTAGGAATCTTAGATGTGATCATGTCCAGAACCACATTAGAAATCTCATCTGAGTCAAACTTATAGTGTAACTTATTTGGATCTTCTACCACCTCTCTATCCTTAGCGCTTAACTGGTCGCTTCGTATCGGCATTTCAGCGTGGGCTTTAGTTACTAAACCCATGAAATCGCCGTAGATAGGGGCCAACATATCGCGATAAAGCTGCATATGCAAGTCCCACGCTCGTTGTCCCAACGGGCTCTCTACAAGGTTGTTAATCCTGTCGATTACACCGATCGGCCAAAAGGCACGATGTTGTCCGCCAATTGAGCGTTCCGGAACCCACAGCTTCTCGAAAGTAGTGTGGATCTTAGGGGTAGGTTGATAGCTGGTGCCACCCGTCTTAACTAACAACAAGCCAGAAAACGCCTGTCCTGTTTCGGGCGCAACAACGTATCTTCCAAGCTTCAGATCGCTTCGCAGCGTCTTAAATAGTTCAATGTCCTTCTTGTCGTAAGCCCAGACGATTTCGTCGTCGCCGTTGTTTACAAGGCCCATCGGCCCTTTTCCTTCAAGAAAGAATTTACATCTACCAACGACGGGGTAAATGCTGTTGATTACTACAAGTGAGTCGATGACCTTGTTGACCTTCGCCATGAGCGAGGTAAACGCGTGTCCCGATCTATTGCCAGCGATAACCTCATCACTCCAATCAGTAGGGTCGCCTACCCACGTTCCGCCTCTACCGTCAATACTAAGAGGTTTCGCGTAGTACGGCGAAACAAACAGACGCCAAGACGCCTTCACGATACGTTCGTCCAACACCTCATTGAGAACGTCGTGAGGCAGACGAATGTCGTCGTAATCCATACTTCTGTCGTATTCCGTTACGTCGGAGCAGTAAACGTACTTACCGTTTACCACAGCACTGATTTCCTCCTTTGTGTTGACGTGGAAAGTAGAAGGGAATGCGTCAAACAACGCTTTCATTAATGGAGTCGCTATCATCTGTAGGAAACAGTTGATAACCCAAGGACCGGCTTGTACAATGCGAGCACGCACAGCACTGAAATCCGGATATTTAACTCCGTTAATTACCACGTCCTTATCCGCGGCGAAGGATTTGCCCTCTGAACCACCGCTGAGTGCGTACTCTAAATCGAACACAGTACGCGTTTTACCAGGTTGGTCCACCTGACCTCGTTTCTGCAAGTACATCGCGAAAGCGCATTCATACTTGTTAGCCAAAGTAAGCCAATCTTCGGAGTCGACTGCATCAAGAAACAACTCGAAGTTATCTCCTGACATCAGCCATTCCACGTACGCCAGCTTCCATTGTGTGTCTGAGGTAAAGCGCCTCATCCCGCTAGTGGACAGTTTTGCGACGTTCACCGCGGCGACGCGAGCTCTGAACGCTACTAGACGCCAGACCTCGGTAGCGATGGTGCGCTGTAAGTCGTTCATTCCAGCGCTCAACCCGAGCTCTTGACGATAAAGGGCGTTGTTCTTGGCAACGTAGCTCATTGGGTTCATAAAGTACCCGGCAGGGCACCTAAGCCTATCGAAAGACGTGTGCACCCCCGTATCAGTAAAACCATCTTTATCTACTGATACAGGAAACTCCTCGTTGAGCCGTTCACTTAGTACCTTCTGAAACTTGAGCACCGGATCTTCGAAGGAGTACACCCCTGGAAGGAGTGTGACTGATCTTCTCGAAATCAATGGTGCGGCATGAGCTGAAGGACCATTCGCGAAAAGTTTCTTGAAGTAAGTGGATTTATCTACTTGTGGTAAAACTCCGTATACTTCGTGGTACGCGTCAGGTCTAACTGAACCCCACCTCGGAGGAGGTGTTGCATCGTCCTTCTTAATAGACGTGCTGCGCTTAAAAGAGTCAGCCTGGGCCTTCCTTTCAGCTTTGACTTCCGCAGCGATGTCCATTATTCATCTTCCTCGCTGTTCCCGCCAAGAGTGAAGTCTTCAAACTCTTTAACAGAGCCGTCCTTGCGAGTATACTGCGCCTTCTCACGATCGTGAGCCGTGACGGAAGACGCAGCGATAATCTCGTTAGTGCGCGCGGTGGCGCGAATGTCGGCGATCAATGCCGTGTACGAGGCTTTGTCCAAATTCCAAGAACGTTTCTCGAAATCAACGGAGTAATCAGCGTCAGGCACTCCCGCCAATACCGTCAACTTAAGATTGAACAGCTTTCCGTTAGCCGCCAAAAGACCGAGTACGTCTAGGACTGTATTGTCGAAGAGCAGCACTGCGTGTGCATCAGCGGAAGCAACGTCATAAACGTTGGTCACCACAAAATACTTGAATACTCCGTCATCAGGGACGATGGCCGGTTTAGGTGCTACAAATAGTTCAGTCCTGACGACTGCGTCTTCGTCTTGGTCTGGAACAAAGTTAGCGATGTTCATAATTCTATCTCCTGGTAAATGAAAAGGTCTGGATTGACCGTGGTTAATGTTAGCGTAAGAAACCTCTACGTTAAACAAAGAGGATGGCAACTGCCTTATCGCTTCGATCAAATAACGAGCGCTACTCACGGGTACATCGGTTTGAGTATCCGTCGAGACGCTCGTAATTTTAAAGGTGGCGTGTAAGCCGCCGTAATCGTTAACTATTCTAAGAACTTTACTCATTTGTTTCCTTATGGGGTTATAGAAGGATCGAAATAAACCGTATCTTCATCGGTCATTCCGAGAAATTCTGCTGTTTGCACTACGTTGGCGACTTCCGGGTCGTCGGGTAATCTTCTCACCAGATTTTCAATTTCGATGGCTCCGAATCCTAGATAAAAGGCCGCTCTTACCAATCTAGCCTTATGAGGCTGACTGTCGAGCAGAAAACGCCTCCACGCGGTGATACCTAATGCGATACGCATAGT